AGTAGTGCCTTGATCTATTTTATATCTAGAGTCATCTGGGTTAATAGCTCTTATATCATAGCTGCTAAATTCTTGAGTATTCTCATTATCATATATCCATACTCCAATATCACTTAGGTAATGGCTACAGTTACTGTCTGTAACCCAAGCAGCCACCTCTGCTCCATTGTGATCTATAGCAGTGACATCTATAGTTATCTGTAAGCCTTCTGCATCCGCTGGTATTCCTGGAGCTAAAAAATAAAAATCTGTACCAGTATATGGTGAAGACGTTAAGCCCATAGCATATCCATTTTGAATATCTATAGGATCACATATTACGGTTATTCTATTTGAGCTGTCAGCACTCCAAGATGGATTACTATACTGAGGAGTAAAATACGTCTCTACATCTGCATCAGCTCCCACTGTAAAATATTCTATAGCGTTAGCATTAAATACCGCATCTCTATCTAGATACTGACTAGAGCCGCCAGCATCTCCTACTCTCAATGTTATAGATAGTTTTATTCTAGCTATTGCATCTTGACCAGTGTAACCAGAGATACCGAACGTACTATAGTTTAAACGTCCACTAACTAAAAACTCAGTGCCTTGAGCTTTACTAGCATCTTCATCTTCTAAAAGTGTGCCTGAAGCTATCTGGCTGCTAAATATTACTGGCTTATCACCTTGATAGTTCCTAGTTCTCTTTACCTCTTTAAACTGTGGTGTGCTTGTACGCTCCCACCCTTTAAGCTTCTCATATTGTGTAGAAGCACTCCCGAAGGTTGCTCCAGTAGTTACATTAGCTACTGTATTATATGTTACAGAGCCATCTCCGAGCATATAATTTGCAGTATCTAAAGTATTAGCATGATCTTGAACAGCTCCCAAAGGAACCCACCATACAGAGCCTTCAGAACAAAATACACAAGCGTTAAAAGTCATGGCTAAACTTTCTAAAACTTCGTAAGCAGAAAAGTACTGTTTTACCCCGTCCTCATCTTTATTATAAAAAGCATCATGATAAATTTTAGCATTGTTAAGCTGCTTATTTTGAGCTCCAGCTATAGAATCTTTATACTCTTTGCCTATAAAATCTTCATAAAATTTTAGCTCTATATCTGAAGCCGTCCAGATATTAGATACATGAAGCTTCTGTATAATATTATGGAGATGTCCTAGTATAGAGGCTGCACCTGTGTAAGCTGCTCCGCTATTATTATACTTAATTCCTTTGAGATTTCCTAAACCATCTACAGCTGTAAGCTGTACGGCTGCGCTTGGATACTCATCAGGTATAATAGTCTGTTCTGCTAGTAGCTCTCCAGCCCAAAATAAGGTATTAGCTGAATCTGGATCTTTGTATATTTCTACTCTCCAAGCCCCTTCAGGCTGTACTCCTAACAAAGTATATAAAGCGTTTGACCATACTAATTGTGAATCATTTTGATACATAGTAAATTGTACCCTACTCCCAACTATAGGTTTACATCTATCGTACTCGTCAAAATCATAGGAAAGCCTGAAGCCATCAGGACCTAGAGAGAAGGGTAAATTTAGATCTCCTCCAGCTTGATCAACTTGGAAGATATTAACTTTCCAATCCTCATCTTTAAGGTCGGTAAATTCAGATGTAAATAAAGTATAGCCCATTAGAATCGGTTTCTATCTCTTGACGCCCTGTTATTACTTATTAGTATGTCATCTCCAGATATACGCCCGTACACCTGTATAGATTTGCTTCCCATTATTTTCTCTAGCTTAGATAAGGGAGCTATAACTTCAGGATCTACACTAGCTCCAGCGTTATCTCCTACCATTGCTAGAGTAGGTCCATAGGCTAAACCTCCTGTTTTTAAAGCTGGCACGTTAACCAGGAGAGCCTCTAGAGCTGATAAACCAGCTATGGCAAAAGCTGGAGAGGATAAACCAGCACTAAGTATATTAGCTGGGTTTGTTGGGCTTGTAGCGTTTGCTATTACAGAAGCCTTAGCCATAGCTATGATAGAGCGTATAGCATCTTTTGCAAAACTCTTTAAAGCTTCTTTTCCTGTTATAGCTCCAGCAGCCATCTCTCCGAATGCTGTTCCAAAGCTTTCACCCAGTGCTACAAAACTATTTTGTACTGTCTCTGTAACCTCTACAGCTTTGACCTGGAACTCATCTAAGAAACCGAGTAAAGAGGATGTATCTCCTCCTCCTGGAGCTTGATTTAATGATACTAGTAGCCTATCAATTTCACTGTTAAAGATTTTTACATCTTCAGCCGCTTTTTTAAATCCTCCCTCATCTCCTGTGATAACTTCATCTATATCTGGAGCGTTATTAAGATCTACTAGCTCACTCTTTAAATCTCCTACTGACTGAGTTAAGTGCTTTATTATATCGTTGTACCTATTTACAGTTTTATTTGCTGCTTGTCTCTCGAATTTATCTCCAGTTAATTGAAGTTTTTTACCAGTTTTTAAAAGATTTTGTGCGCTTCTTAGCTCTTGCTCCTTAGCTCTTATCTGTCTCTTTAAAGCTAGCCTAGCCTCCGCTGCATCTAAATTGTCTAAGTCTTTTATAAAGTTCTCTGTTTCTTCTCTCGTTCCTTTAATATCTCCTTTAAGAGATATAAATACAACTGATAAAGCAGCTACAGCCGTAGCAGCTACTACTAAAGGATTAACCATCATAGCAGCTGTCATTAATCGCCAAGACATAGTAACTCCATTAATTCCAGCTATAAGCTTAGGAATACCTATAAGTAAAGGACCTATTACAGCAAGTAAGCCACTCACTGCTAGTATATTTTGCTTCTGTGAGTCTGTTAAAGCTGTGAACTTCTTAGCTAACTCAACTACAGAGTCAAGAACTGAATTAACTATAGGAAGCAAATCTTCAGCTAAAGCTGCTCCAGCAAGTTTTAAGTTGTCTAGAGCTGTGCTAAACTTTCCTGAAGCTGTTTCTGATAGTCGCTCCATAGCTCCGTTAGCTATACCGCCCTCCTCGTTAAAGCTCTTTAAAGTAGCATTAAACTGCTCCACGCTTACAGCTCCAGCTCCGAGCTCAGAAGGAAGTAAGCCAGTAGCATCTGAGAGAGCCTTAAATATTGGTATACCTCGCTCCGCTAATTGGTTTAAGTTCTCTAGCTCTACTTTACCCTTCGCGTTAACCTTTGCGAAAATGGCTGCTATCTCATTTATAGGTTGTCCAGTTGTGGCTGCTATATCTCCTAGAAATTGTAGCTGTTCGTTTACTTCACTTATCTTAGTTCCTGAAGCTATGAGCTGTCTGGCTGAAGTAGCAACCTCATCTATCTGAAAGGGCGTTTTAGCTGTGAACTCATTGAGCTGCTTCATCATGTCAGCCGCTTGCTTAGCTCCTCCTGTAAGAGAGATAAAACTAACCTCCATCTTCTCCAGGTCCGCAGCGCTTTTAATAGCCATAGCTCCCACCCCTAAAATAGGAAGCGTTATAGCTCTAGTCATTTGCTGACCGAGAGCCGTAAAGTTAGAAGTCATCGAGCGCATATTACGCTGTACTGTACCGAGGCTCTTATTTAGATCCCTAGTATCTCCTCCTATCCTTACTACTAAATCACCTAGCTTTGCCATCTCTTATCTATCTGCTAGAGCTTTGAACATCTCCCAGCCCTTATTATTATTTACTTTATCCTTCTTTTCTTCCTCCTCCCAAGGAAATAGCGCAAGATCTTTACAGCTAATTTTATGACCAGCTTTAGTATGAACGTTGAGAAGTAGCGCTGTTTGCCACCTCGTGCGCTCCCAGGCTGCTCTCTCTTGGCTTTCCTTCTCTTCTTTCTTTCCTTTGACTGCATTTATAAACTCCTTAAAAGTTAAACTATATAGAGATGTAGGGCTGAGTCCCAACATACCCAGCCCTAGCTCCTCTATCCTTTGCCATGTTAAAGGCTCTCCTCCTCCGTTTTTTTTTCTTCGGTAGAGCTGCTTCCCATTGCTTCCTCCATAACTTTGACTAACTGTGGTACATCTTGTACTGTAATTAATCCAAGCCACTCGTCCACCTCCATAGTAAATTCCATCTTTTGAGCTGCACAGCCATCCACTACAAAATAATAGATTAGCTCAGGAATTAATGTAAGATCAGAAGCATCCACCTCCACCACCTTAACCCCTGTAGCCTTCTCAAAGTTTCTCCAGGCTCTCATTGTAGCCTTGACAGGATAGCTTTTATTATCGAGTGTAATATCCATACTATGAAATAGCTGCGTATGTTATAGCTCCTACTACTTCCAAGCTACAGCTGTAAGTAGATGTATCTTCTACGCCTCCTGAAAGCTCGCAGCTAGTGACGTAAGCCTCAAAAGTGAAGGCATGATCATTACTATCTACAGCTGGAGCTACTGCTGTGCCTAAAATTTGAGTGAATTTGCAATCTAACTTAGTTCCAGCTAGCTGTAAAGGCATTATCTGTACATAGCCTGTAGTAGCAGCCTCCTCAAAGTACGCCGAGAAGTTAACTGTAGCTGAGACTCTACCAGGTAAAGAAGCTTTTAGGCCGCCGTCCTCTTTTACGCTTGTATCTTTCATTTCTGTGCTTACAGATATAGAGCAATCTGTTATGTTGTCTACCATGACAGGAGTACTCCCATCTGCTGCTAGCATGACTCTTAAGTTAGAGCCGTTAATTAGTCCTGTTGTTTGTGCCATTATTTTTTATTTTTTTTTGCTTTTTTATTTGTTCGCTTGTCTCCTCCGACTAGCGTGGTTATTAATGTATCTATCCATCCGAAAACCTGAACTGCTGGAGCATCGGATGGCAATAGTGAGAAGATAGCTCTAGCAGCTATCAGTAAAGTAATTGTAACTGTTTCCCAGTTATCTAGTAGTATATCCATTTATTTAATTTTTAACCCTTATTTCATAATCCTGTATAGAAGCCCATAGATCTCTTTTCTCGTTAACATCCATCTGCTCATTAGTGTAGTCTATAGATTGTATATCTATGGTATTGTATGTACCATTCACTCGCTTTAAAGCTGCTCTAACATCTACACCTAAATCTATAGCTTTGTTGTATGTATCCTGGAAGCTGTACACCTCTACTGAGGCTGTATCTATAGCTCCGTTGTCCTCCTTACTTTCGCTTGGCTGGTTGCTTACTACGCTATAAACTATATACGGGGCATTAATTCCTGTAGGCGCTATCTCTGGAAAGATCTTAGTAACAACCATTTCTTTAATAGATATGTTTGTAATTGTGTACTCTGTATTTAAACCGCCTACAAATCTTATATATGAAGGATATGAATTATTATATACTGCATAGATTGTTTTTGTGCCGCTTGTAGTATAGAATCTATCTGATACGTCTAACTGACCGAATGCACCTGTATTACTTATTCCTATTGTTGTCGTTGTTGCGCTTATGATATCTAAATCAAAAGTAATTTTGTAAATTTTAGAATTGACAAGCGTTCCAATTGTTTGTGTAAGATAATTACTTGTATCAACTTGAATTAGTTTCGCTTTGTTTTCTATAACGCTCCAACCGTTGCCGAATGTCCAATCTTGACCGAGTTCTTTGACTGTAATGTCTTTAATTGAACCTACAAAAGCAACCGAGTAAAAATAAATATTATTAGCTCCTGAAGTTGTTGTTAAATATACTTCGTAAGTATCCGCAGAATTTACTGATTTTACATTTGTAAATGCTGGTAAATTTGCCCATAAATTAAGAGTGCCCGAAGTGTAAGAATCTACTTCAAAAGTAACTTTTAAACTACCAACAGGAAGTGAAACAGCTTGACTTACATAGTTGTTTGTAGTTCCATCACAAATTGCTTTATTTTCCCCTATACTCCAGCCCGTTCCAAGTGTCCAATCTTGCCCGAGTTCTTTAACTGTAATGTCTTTAATTTCAAACGAACTGCCAATTTCACCACTAAAAGCAATAGAATTATACGTACCAGCAAAAGTACTTCCTGGCTTATAATATGTATATTCTACAAATGAAGATGTAAGATTTTGTTCAAAAGGTTGTGGATTAATTTGGTCACTCCATCCGCTGTATAGTTTTCCCGTTCCTGTTATTATCCGAGCAGTAAATTTTACAATATATGATTTTGACGCAACTACTGTAATATTTTGACTCAACGCCCAATTTGCAGACGACGAATAAGTTGTACCCATACCTACAACAGTAGCATAACCATCACTTAGAGATGTCGTACCTAAAACATTCCACGCAGTAGTTCCTAAAGGAAAAGAACCATCTGTTATTAACTCGCTACCCGTTGCACTGAAATCACCATTCGTAACTAGCTCACTACCCGTTGCGCTAAAATTTCCATCCGTTACAAGCTCCGTACTAGAGGGTGCGTAGTCCGTAGTATTAAAAGGAAAATTCTCCTGTATCTCTGTAGAAGATCCGAGTATATTATATAGAGCCTTACCTACCTTCATAGCCTAGATACATATTGAGAGAATTCACGACGTAGCAAGATCTCCTGTAGTTTTTTACTTCTGTTTTGTGTAGCTTTTATTCCTTGCTCAAAAACTCCTGTATTTTGAGTCTTGTGCTTACCCCCAAACCTCTCAGCAAAATCTCCCTTTTCTACAAAGTGAGCATAAAAGCCGTCTGCATATTTTGTTGTCTTTCCTTTCCTTCCTATTGCCTTAGTTCGTGGACCAGCTAAAACTGTGTTCAATTTTTTATTTGGTTGCCACGTTCCAGCTGATCGCCTTAATTGCCCTTTCTTAATTTTACGCCCTCTTAGAGAAGTATCTTTATCCAGGTCTTTAATATTAGCTTTTAGATAATTAGAATATACAGAGCCTACTCTTTCACCTATAGACACAAGTTTTTGAGAGTCTTTTTCACTCCATTTAGCAAGCTTATCAATTTTTTTAAATAACTCGTTTACTCCTAATACTTGAACAGTTGCCGCCATCAGTTCTCAATTAACTCTGTTATGATTCTTAACTGATCCTGTCTACCTACCTCCTGAACTGCTAGAATATTGTAGTACTCGCTATTATAGCTCACTCTATGAGACATATTTAAGCCAGCCACTACTGAACTATATCTTATTAAAAAAGTTACTGATTGTAAACTAACTAACTGCTCTCCTGAGTTCCTTTCACTAGCCGAGCTTTTACGCTCTATAGAAGCCCACACAGAAGCCAGAGTACCCCAGCTATTAGTACGCTCTCCATAGTCGTTTACTGTAGTTGTAGGCTCTTGTAGCACTATCCTTCTATCTAAGCTCCCAATGTTCATTTAAGGCTTATAATTCTATAAGGATTGATTATTGCTTTTATTCCGTATGGTATCTCACTTGAAATAGTGCCAACTATTACGGCTCTCCTATTCTCATAGAAGTGAGCTGCTAGCATCTTAACAGCGTGAACTAAAGGAGCTGGAGGGGAATTAGTTCCACACGTTCCTACAATTTGTACAGCGTTATAGATATCCTCTTCTAGATCTGGAGTGTTTTTAAATTTAATTCTCCCTGGTTGCGTTACCATATCAACAAAGTATTTGCTTGTGTCTAAAGTCTGTATATCTCCAGATCTGTCTCTATACGTAACAGCTGTTACTGTACTGGCTTGATAAGGGAAATTAGCACTATAAAAAAAGTCTTGTGTAGCTAAAAACGTTGTAGCCTTAAAGTGCAGCCCTGTGTAGTCTTGTATAGTTTGTATAGCGCTGTCTATAATAGCTGTTATAGTTGTATCCTCGTCCGAATGATCCACGCGCAGCCATTCCTTCATATGTGCTAGAGAAATTATATTTGTTCCTGTAGGTTGTGCTGAGTATGTAAAATTCATAACGTAATTTATTAGAATAAAAAAGGGAGCGAGCGAGTAGCCCGCCCCCCGTTTCACTTTGTTTTATATATTAGTCTACAGCGCTAACTGAAGAGAAAGCAGAAGCTTGACGTACTTCGCAATCGTAAAACTTATTTAAGTGTAGAGCTATTTGAGCTGAACCAGCGTTAGTATATGGATCTACTAGTAAGTCTAAGCCGCCGAAATAAGCTAGTACTAAGCCTTTAGCCCAATCTCCAAAAACTATTTGCCCTTTATTAGCTGCACTATCTACTAGATTAGGAGTAGCATAAGCTGCGAATCCATCGAAGCTCTGACCTTGCCAGAAAGCGTTAATAGCATCCACTGTGGCTAGATCTCTAGAAGCTTTCCAGCCTGTAGGACTCATAGCCCACTTACAATCTGTAAAATTACCTCCAGCTGCTAGAACATCTTTTTCTAACTCGAAGAGGTCAGCTGCTGTGATATTTGAACCTAGAGCCGCTGTGTTAGCTGCTGCTGCCTTAGCGAATGCTGCTTTGTCTATAGTTTCATTAATTCCAGCTTGTAACTCCTTGGCAATCAGTGCATCTACTTGATTTCCTCCTTGCAAAATTAATTGCTTTGAAAATAAGCTTCTATTTGCCACACGTGTAGGGCTTAAGTTAACCTCATCTAGTGCTAGAGTAGAGGCTGCATCTTCGCTTACTTCTGTCTCTTCTGTACCTATAGCTTTATTGCTTACCCTTGGGAATTTTAAATTGCCTGTAGCTCCGTGAATAGTAGTACATCCTAGAGTTTCTATCATAGTTGGAGCTCTTAAAGCTTCAATTACTCCTGGCACGTTAGTAGGTACATATCCAGAGCCGTCTCCAGTAGCTCCAGCTTGGAAATTGTCAGCTGAACCAGCACGCTGTAAGGCTGCTTCTGGTATTCCAATTTGCCCCTCCATTACTATTCCACGTGCTTGCATTTCACGCTGTGACTCTTGAGCCCACTCCGCCTCAGCACCTTCTAAACCTTTGCCTAGAGATACTGTATTGATAGCACGAGATAGAGAGAAAGATCTGTTAATCTTATCCATCTCCTTAGTCTCAGATATAGAAGCTCCAGAGCTATAAGCTTGGCGAGCAATCATATCTTCGTGAGCTTTACGGCGCTTCATTTTGTTATCTAAGCGCTCTACTTCAGATTCTAAGAAATCTGCTCTAGACTCCTCTTCGTTAGTCATCTCTCGACCTTCAGCCTCAGTAGCTTCGATCATTTTAACGTGCTCCTCGTAGTGCTTACTGCGGAGAGCTTTCATTTCATTTAAATTCATTTTTTTATTTTTACGAATTGTTGTTTTTGTATTTATGTTTTCGCTCTCAATCTCTGGAGCTGTTATATCCTTAACTTCTATCTCTTCAGCACGAGCTACTACAGTAGCCTCCTTATACGCTGGATAAGTGACTGGTGAAACGTCCAGTAATTGAGCCACCTCCTCAACTTTCCGTGAACTCCTGTCCTCGCTCCAGCTTTGTTCTTTAATCGTAAACGCAAACGAACTCTGAGAGATATCGCCTCTTTTAATACTTTCATATAAGTCGGTTGCATATTGCTGGCTTCCTAGTTTTACTCTGTACTTTAGTCCTATGTCATCGCTTGTAAGCTCAAGAGTGCCTGAGCTTGTACGTCCTAGAACTAAGCTAGGATCATGATTAATAAGAGCTCGTACATCATTATCGAGTACATTATCAAAAGCGCCCCTAGATATAGACTCTTTAAATGGTCCTATATTAGTCTCATTATCGTACTTAGCAGCATATCCTTCTATAACTCTCTCTCCGTTCTCTTCTCTTACTTCTAGAGTAGCGTCTAGCTTCGAGTATTGAGCCGCTGTTAAAAGCTCGTTTCTTGTTTCGTCATTCATTCGTTGTAGTGTTTGAAATTGAAGCAGAGTACTCATCCATCTTATCTAGTGAGATCTGGTTGACCTGGCATAAGTGTACATCTCCACCAGGTACAGGATTTAGCTCCTCTTCTGCTCTTACTTCGTTTATGCTAAGAACTCCAGCCTGTAACATCTGAGTGAAGTAATTAGCTCTGGCTGTACTATCTCCTCTTTGAAGATCTACGAGCCTAAATTTTGTATATATCTCTGGCCTGTCAAAAGATGGTATAAGTTTCCTATCTACCTCCTGTTCTATTCTCTGAGTCCAGGGTACTATCGTATGACGAGCATACATTAGATTTTGCTGCTCTACATTGTTGTATGTCGTTTGTGAAGGGAGCTGTACAAGAGATGGAGGAACTGAGAAGATCCTACAGATTTCTTCAGCTTGGAATTTACGAGTCTCTATAAATTGCGCCTCATCTGGAGATATAGATATTCTTTGATACTTAAAGCCGAAAGGCATAAGCTTAGTGCCAGCCTGAGCTGCTCCGTGATTCCATGAGCTTTGGATTATATCCATCTGCTCTTTTTTTAGTGGCTGATCTGAAGTAAGTACTCCTGTCATTTGACCCGATTGCCCGAAATATTCAGCTCCGAAGTCTTGAGCACTTTTAGCAAGCCCTAAATTGTCTCTATGCAGTCTGATAGGTGACATCCTTTGTAGGTTGCATATCTCTAGCATGTTCTCAGGTCTTACTATACCATGATCCTTAATGCTATATACTTTCTCGCCTTTAACTTCTCTAAGATCTACATCTGAAAAGTGGACAGGGTGTAAGGCTATAGCTACGCCTCTGAGATCTCTCTCTATGACAGCGTACCCCATACCATACATGAGAGCACTGGAAACTGTACACTCCCAAAACTCAAAAGCTGTTTGGTATTCGTTAGGCTTAATTTTTATAAGCTCGTGAGTAGGATGTACGTTAGCTATCTCTACGCTGTTTCCTTCTCTCTTATATAGATCTAAGCCTAATGAAGCTATAGTAGTAGCTATCTTATATACACAAGCATAGACAGTACTAATAGCCATAGCATTAGACTCTGTAATATTTGCTCCTGATTTTGTAAGGCTGTAGATTCCAGCTGCTTCTGCTATTGTGTTAGGGTCGTACTTTCCTACTCGCTGGAAGCGAAAAAGCCCTTGTATCCTGTCTCTGAGTGTAGCCATGCGCGAACGCATGATACAGAGTATCTGCTAAAAGATATTAACTATAGTGTAACGATATTTAACAAAATATCCTCATCATTAGTAGCATTCTGTACGTAGCTATTTAGAGCAATAATGGAAGCTATAACTCCGTCAACTTTTTTATTTTCCTTTTGCTCTTTTATAACTCTCTTATTCTCGTTATTGTCTGTATAGATTATAGCGCAGCCGAATTGCCAGCGTAGGCATCTATTGCCTCCGTGTATTACATTGCCCTTCATTATCTCCATCTCCATCTCCTTAGTAGGTCCGTTCATGCTCGTTATGTTCTGAGCCATTGGCTGCATAGTAATCTCCTCCTCTGTGAGCTCCGCGACTATGTAAGTACTAAACTTAGGATCATAACCTATTTCTTTAACGTCATATTTTGCACACTGATCTAGTATATATTGCTTTACTATCCTATAGTCAGTTACGTTGCCAGGTGTTATAGTTATATCTCCATCTCTCTGATAGCTCAAGTAATCTACTCCAGCAGCTAACTTCTTATTGTGTGCCTTTACAGAGTTTACAAATTGATGGCATAGAAGATAAAAACAATCATTATCATCATCTCTAAAGATCAATGCAAAAGCTGTAAGGTCTTGAGTACTGGCTAGGTCTAAACCTCCGTAAGCTGGTAAGCTCGCGAGTCTATCGTATGGTATCTCTTTAGCTCCCTTCATATAAATGTCGTCTGGTATCCAGGCTGTCTCTGCACTGGTCCAAATGTTAAGATGTAGCCGTAAAAAGCTATTTATATAACTGGGGTTAGCCTTAGCTTTCTTTACTGCGTCCTCGAAATATGCTTCATTACATATAGAGCCGTATCCTGGATTTGCTTTTTTCCATGTATCGGGGCTTGTCCAGTCGTCATCTGGATCTGCTTTGTATAGTACTGGTAAAAAAGTCTCATCCTCTAGCTCTCCGCTTATTAGCTTCTCGCTGTATTCATGCATCTCATAACAGATAGAGCTCCTATCATGTCCAGCTGTAGTTAGTGATATTATTACTGGTTGCCTCCTAGCTCCTACTGAAGTAGTAAGTACATCCCAGAGCTCTCGATTTGGTTGAGTGTGTAGCTCATCGAATATAATTCCATGACAGTTTAAGCCATGCTTTGTATATGCTTCAGCAGAGATACTCTTATACCAGGAGCTACCTAGCTCTATAGTGTTTCTCAAAACCTTAGCTCTAGATCTCAAGTGCTTATTATTCTTTATCATTTCTTGAGCTATGTGATAGACTATATTAGCCTGTCCTCTATCTCCAGCCGCTGAGATTATTTCAGCTCCAGGCTCTCCAGAAGCATATAACAAATAAACTGCGAGGGCTGCGGCTAAATTTGACTTTCCGTTTTTTCTAGGTATCTCTACATAGCAAGTTCTATACTTCCTAAGATCTGTATCTTTATGCTTCCATCCAAACAACGGGCGTACTATGTCATCTTTTTGCCACTTCTCTAGTAAAAAAGGTTTGCCAGCTAGCTCTCCTTTAACGTGAGTACAAAACTGCTCGATAAAATTAACAGCTCGGTCTGCTGCTGCTTCGTCAAAATAGTACTTCATTCTCTTTTGGTTATGCTATTAGGTGAGTTCATTCACTTTTTTACCCTCGTTAGACATACAAGTGTAAAATGTTCACTTGATCCTCTTAGAGATTAGAGCGTTAAAATCTTTTTCAAAAGCTTTGTTTTCTGCTTCTAGTTTACCGAATTTAATTAGATCTTTATACTTAACCTTAAAACTTACTTGTATAGTTGCATATGCTTCTGTACAGTCTGAGTCTGTGTCTGCTGTGGCTTCTATAACTCTATATATTATTTTATTTTCTTTTTTCATCTTCCCAGTCTTTACAGGCTTTTAGTAGTTTACTATATGCTTTATTATAAATTTTTTTTTTCTTTTGAAATTCCTCTTCATTTTTTGAGCGTGATTTATGGAATATTAGATGTGCCTCTTCATGTTCTTTAAATAGTTTTCTAGCTTTATTATATGCTTTGTCCACTCTCTGCATTTTCTCATACTCTTCTTTGCTTACAGCTAAACCCCATCCTTTCTCTTTTCTGTGATCTTTTTCTGTTTTCATATTGTTGGATTATGAATGTAAATTTACTTTAAAAACTCTCTAAGCTCATCTTCCTCCTCAGCTCCCTCTCCGACCCACTTCTCTAACCTAGCTATAATAGCCTGTTTTCTCATTCTAGCCTCTTTTAGTTGTTGCCACTCTGGACGCATCCTAGAGTAAATATCTCCACTCTTTCCAGTTACCTGGTAGCAAGTGCCGTGCTTATCATTAAAATCTTGTAGCTGTTTCTCTTCAGCTTCCACACAGCTGAGTGTGTAGATTAAACTTTGTACTCCAGGCGTAAGTGTTTTACTTGCTCCGTATTGTAAAATCTTAAGATCAAAAATTTGTTGTTGTTCGTTTGTCATTGTTTTATAATTGTCCGTATTTATTACTAGTGAATTGTGCGCATTGTCCGATTTTTGGATTGGCTAGCTCCATGAAGTTTAAACACTTCTCACATACTACGTCGTTAATCCATCCATGCCCCTCCACGAATTTGAGAGTACATACTGAGACTTCTTTTATCTCTCCAGGAGTACATTTACATTTAAAGTCTGGCATACCCTTCTACTTTCAAGTTGTAAAATCGTACAGAAGAC